CGGATTCTCTGCTATGGGCTGGCCTACGGGCGGGACGCTTATAGTTTCCAGCTCACGGCTTAATGACGGGCTTTACACTATCGCGGCTCAGGCTGACACCTACATCACCACCACCGAACCGATCGTGGACGAAGTGCAGATAACCGCCGGTTACGATGTCAGTATTGACCTGGTGAGTTTCCCGAAGTCCCTGGAGCTTATCGCGTCCAGGATGATCGGCTACCAGCTTGCCAACTCGAACAGCTCAGGGATCGAGTCCATGAGCTTGGGCAACTATTCCGAGACCCGCAAGATTTCCAGCGGGGGCTACCCGGATGAACTCTTGCGGTCCCTTAAAAACTGGAAAAACATGCGGACCGGACGCGGGACGATCCAATGGCATATAAACGAAAACCGGACGTACTGGCCGCAAGGTCCGTCAAGCCATGAGGGCGCGTAGATGGGCATCGAGCGCTTCTTCACCCAGTCGATAGCCGTCTACGCTTTCACAGCTTCAGGTACATGGCCTTACGACAACGCATGGAACGCAATCACCGGATCACCGTTCAAGGGGTCATTCACCGAGCTTTCAGGGGACCGTGCCAAGGTGGGCGGGGCTACAGAGGCGCGGGCAGACGGGTTCTTTTGCCTTCCGGCGAGCGTTGCCGTGCTGAGCACCCACAAGATCAAGTGGAATACCCGCACCTTCGAGATAGTCATGCCGCCCAAGACCTTTCCGGAGTTTCCAGGGCACCACCAGGAAGTCTACGTCAGGGAATCGCCGGAGGCCGTGATGTGATCGGCGTAACCATAACCCCGTTCCATATCGACTACTCGAAGATAATCGACGAAAAGACGGTGGAGAACCTTATCACGGGGGAATGCATCATACTTGCCGGGTTCGCGAAAGAGCTTGTCCCGGTTGACAAGGGACAACTGAAAAACTCGATCATGTGGAAAACGCACGGCAAGGAAGGGGAATTCAACAGGGGCGGTGGAGACATCGCCCCGGAATCCGCTCAGGTGTCAACCCCCCAAGGGACGGACGGCTACGTCGGGTCAAACCTCGAATACGCCGGACCCGTCGAGTACGGAAGGAAGGACCAGCCGAACTACCCGCGTCAGCCCTACCTACGGCCAGCCGTTGACTACAGCAAAAAGATGCGCGAGACACGGCGCTCAGGTGTCATCAAGGCCGCGATAAAGGCCGCGTACAACCCGAACCCGAAAGGCGGTGCATAATGGCCAGCACGTCGATAGAACAGGCCCTTGACGCCAAGCTACGCGCCCAGACGGCATGGCTTGCCACCCTCACGGGGGGATTATGGCCGTACAGCGCCCCGGACGCGGCGGTCGAGCCATACGGCTTCTACAACGTGATTTCCGACCCCACCGACGAGGAATCCTTCGAGAACAACGATACGGGAATAGCGCGGGTCCAGTTTGATTTCGTGGTATCGAGCAAGGCGCACAAGTCTATACCACTCGCCGCCCGGAAGTACCTGAACCATATCGCCCCGTGGGTTGACGGCGTATCGGTTACGTCAATCGTCGCCGACGGGGTACGGGACATTGAATTGACGGGGAACGCGTGGCAGTTCCAGTTTGACGTCATGGTCGAATACACAAGGGTTTAGGGGGAAGCGTGGAAAAGGCGAGGCGCATTGCGCTGGTGGGGAACGGGGCGACTACCCGGGATTCGGACAACTTCGATGGGGAAATATGGACAACGGCAAGCGTGGCGAAAATACTGCCAAGGGTTGACCGGATATTCGAGGTACATTCCACCTACGACGCGCCAAGGCTGAACGGGTACGGGGTCCCGGTGATAACCGACGGGCGCAAGGCGGACCTGCTGAAATGTGAGCCGTTGCCGATTGACGATATGGTCAATGAATACGGGGCCATGTTCCAGTTCAGCTTTGACTATATGGCGGCCTTCATCCTTCGCGGGAAAAACAAGCCCGCTGAGGTTGTAACGTATGGAATTGATTTGACAACTGATACGGAATACAACCAATTCAGGCAGTCTTTTTATTATTGGATCGGGATGCTTCGCGGGAGTGGAATACCGGTGAAAATATCGCTAGGGTCGGCGATACTGAACCGGAAATGGGTCTATTGCCACGAACGCGATGAGATGGATGAAGTATCGAAAAAGCTCCTTTCCATGGCCGAAAAGAAGGTCGAGGAATTCGAGCAGGAAACGGACGATGCCCGCATGAAACTTGCGGCATCCCAAGGCTACAGACAATGCGCCCTTGACATCGGGCGCATGGGGGTATAAATGAGCGCTACTACAAGGACGCTGGGACATAACTGGACTGTCAAGCTACTTACCGGTGGGACATGCACCGCGTGTTCCGCCGACGCGGATGCCGTACAGGTTACTGCTGGAACATGCACCGTGCTGGGAGGCATGGACAACCTTGACTTGGGTGGAAGCAAGGACATGATCGACGTTACCGCCTTCGAGGACACCATAACCAAGAATGTCCCTGGAAGGATCACCCTTGATACCATGAGTTTCTCTGGATCATACGACGGTGTATGCTCCACGCAGAAAACCATCGTAGGTGACATCTTCCACGAAGGCCGCGCCGCCGCCGCCAATACTGCCAGGGTGATAGTTGCCACCGATACGGTAAACAAGCGGCGTCATACCATCATCGGGTATGTTAACAACGTAAAGTTGACGATCCCGGTCAAGGGGAAGGGAAACTTTTCATTCAGCATGCTTCCGACCAGAAAGATTCAGGTCTGCACCATGTTATAGCAACTGGCCGGACCTATCGACGGGTCCGGCTTTTCTTCAAGGGGGATAGATGAAGGTCCAGCTGGTGAAGGGCGAGACAAAGGCAACTTTCGGGAAGGGAAGCGCGTTCGAGTTTGACTATTTCCACCGTCCGCTTACGGTCGAGGAAAAATACCGTGTCCGCACCCATATCGTATGGGGCAAGCCTACCAAGGCCAAGACGCGCGAACCCGACTGGGGGAAATTCGACGCCCTGGAATTGATACGACTTGCCGTTACCAGGATCGAGCGGCTGAATGACTCGGACGATACCAAGATCGGGAACATCGAGGATTTCCTGGGGTCCACATTTGAGGCGTCGATTATCGACGGAGCTATAACCGCCATCTGGATCGAGGTATTCATAGCTATGGAGCTTCCGGAAGAGTTAAAAAAAAAGCTATCGCCGGATTCTGCGCCGACCGTCGCGGAATAAAAAGCGATTGCCCGTGGATCATCATCGAGACGATCCCTGGGCTGACCGATTGTGATATACTGGTAACGAACGGCGAGGGCGATGATGACGGGAGCGAATGGCACCTGAGCGACTTTGGGCGGGATGGGGATTATTCGGCTATGTGGGCGATATACCGGAGGCTGGCCATGGATGGAAAGTATGCGTACTCTGGTGGATGGGCTGAACAGCTTGCCGTGCATATCGAGATAATCGACCTGTTCCGGGCGCTTGACGCCAGCGTCGAGTATCCGAAGGCGAAGGAATAAACCATGGCGACGGTAGATGAGATAAAGATTATCGTAAGGGCTGAAACCGATGCCGCAATCGCCAAGATGAAACAGCTTGACGATGTGAACCAGAAAAACACCAAGACCGGCCTTGACATGGCCAAGTCAATCGCAGGCTATACCACCGGATACGGGCTTGCCGTCAGCGCCGCGCAAAAGACAATATCCGCAATCGTTGACCTCACCACCAATTCGATCAAGCTTGCCGCCGCTCAGGAACGGGTAAAGATGGAGTTCGGCGTGCTCACCGGGTCCATGGAGACCGGGAACCGCCTGTTCGCCCAGATGAACAAGCTGGCCGCCCAGACCCCGCTTGAGATGGAGGCCATAACCGCCGCCGGCAAGCAGTTGCTTTCGGTCGGCGTTCCCGTAGAAGAGATAACCGGCAAGCTCAGGATGCTTGGCGACGTTGCCATGGGCAACCCTGAAAAACTTGACCGTCTCACTTCCGCCTTTGGACAGCTACGGTCCAAGGGTGTAGCTTCCATGGAACAGCTCAACCGCTTCGTGGAAGCCGGCGTGCCGATCATGGCCGAGCTTGGAAAGCAGACCGGGAAAAGCGGCGAGGAACTGTTCAAGATGGTTTCAGCCGGGAAAATAGGATTCAAGGACGTCGAGACCGCCCTGAAAAACCTTACTTCCGAGGGCGGGCTTTACCATGACATGATGAAGCAGGTGGCCGAGACAACGGAAGGAAAATTCTCCACTGCCATGGACGGAATAAAAATTAAAATGGCGCAACTTGGAGGCGTCACCATTCCTTTGATAAATGAGGTTCTTGATTCCTTTATATTCCACCTTGACAGGATGTCTGCCAAGGATAATTACAATATCGCGGTGAAGGGAGTTGCGACGGCTGACTATTCAGCGGCTCTTGAGCAATCGAAAAAGTACACACAGGCTATGCTTGTAGCCCAGGAAGCCCAAGACGAAATAGACAATGCCATAATAAATAGAGCGGGGCTGATGTCCAGAGAGGGAGGAGCGGCTACGCAGAGAATGGCGAAAAGACAGGAAGAGCTTAACAAAGAATTGAATCTTCAGGTATTTTTCAACGATGTAATAAAAAAACAGGAAGAAGTAACCAAAAGAGCCGCAGAAGCAGAAAAGGCAAAGGCCGCCGCCGCACAAAAGGTAGCCACAGCCACAAAAGCCATATCAGACGCAGAGAAATTGCGTCTCGACATAGAGACGAAAATATTTGAAGATACATCAAACTTCGACGTAATACAGATGGGTATTATAGACACCGAAAAAGAGCGCCTTGCACTTGAAGAAGAAATATTCTCTAACATGTCAAACTTCGACGTAATCCAGATGGGATTGGTTGAGTCAACCGAGGCATACACAAGAAGCGCCGAGAAGATGCAGGCCGCCATCGACCTGATAAAATGGCCTACACCACCACTCGCGCAGGATTTCGGACCTATGCCGAAAGGGATGGCCGAAGCCATGGAGCTTGCGATTGCAAACGCGAAAAGGCTCACCGATGAAACAAAGAAATCGACCGATGCGACAAGGGAATTGACCGACGCGCAGAATGCAGTGGCAAAAATCGAAAAAGGTTGGAACATGGCCAGTGGCGCGATGGGCGCGTATGGCGACTTGATGAAAAACGAACATGACCGCGAATTGAAAATGATGGAAGAAAATGGAGCTTCCAAGGAAGAGATAGCCAAGCGCACAAACCAATTGCGCGAAAAAGAGTTTAATTCCATGAAGGCTTCCAAGATTGCCGAGATAGCCATAAATACAGCTGTTGAAATGTCAAAGGTACTGGCGACTCCGTGGATGATGGCCGTTATTGGCGGGCTTGGAGCGGTTCAGGCAGGAATGGTTGCTTCACAGCAATACATCCCCATGGCCAAAGGTGGAAGCGGCACAGTGACCAAGCCCACCCTATTTCTTGCCGGGGAGGCCGGGCCGGAGTCGTTCGCTTTCGGCGGTGCAAACAACAAGCTGATGGGTGGGGGTGGAAGAAGCTACAGCACCACCACGGTAAACAACACCGTGATCCAGAATATCGGCGGATCGGTGATAGCCGAGCGTCAGGTCAAGTCGCTTGCCATGAGCGGACTGGCACAAGCTTCAAGGGGGTATTAAATGGCTGATATAACTTTTTCAAAACCTACTTTCGTAGACGGGACATCTCAGGTATCTGCGGCGACTTTCCAGCCCGTCGTTGACGCTTTGGACGCAGTTGTCAAGAGAGCGTGGATATCGACTACGGCAACTGGTGGAGAGGACGGCAACGACGGACAGCCACCTGCGCCGAAGCCAAAAACATATGACGGGAATCAAGGATCATGGGTGCTATCACAGTTTGGGAGTACTGTCCAAGGATCGATTGCCGCAGGCGGGAGGTGGGCATACATGGCATGGTCACGTGTTATTGCCACAGGGGCATGGACTGACTATGCCGCTGGTGTTGTCGTCGGTGGGTCTGATATTCTGACTCCATCATCAGGAATTGAGACGCTGATTTTGCAGTGGAGGATATTATAATGGAAATCAAACAAGCCTACAAGCGCAAAGACGGCACCTATGTCGTAGACGACTACCATGTCTGCCTGAAGTCAGTTGACCCATACGGGAAATATGACATTGCAGAAGTCGAAGCCTATATCATCGACCACCCCGAAGCCCTGATCCCCGAGCCGGTCCCACCCGAGCCGACGGAGGAGGAGCTGGCCGCGCGGCGTGTGGCGGAGATCATCGCCGAGCTTGACCGGCTTGACCGGGCGAGCATCAGGCCCATCCGTGCGGGGGAGGCTGACAGGCTGACCGAGATCGAGGCGCAGGTCGTGGCGCTTAGGGAAGAGCTGAATACACTGGCATAAAGGCGGTTTGACATGGCGCTGAAATATATCGACCAGGCATGGAGGAATGATCAGCGCGTCAACTTCGCGCACCGGTTCAACTTCTACATCAACCCACGGGGAAGGGTGCTCCCGGCGCTCACGTCAGCCGGGGTGTCATACGTCAAGAATACGTCAGTAAACGGCGACAACATGCGCGGGACGTACCGGATGCAGACAGGCGCGACTACCAGCCTGACCTACCTCTACACCATGCCGCAACGCTTCATCATCGAGGGATGGATCAAGCCGGGATTTGCGTACAACGTCGCCGGGAACCAGACGCTTTTCCAGTGTGGTGATGCCGCTGAATTCTCGATCATCTACAACGCCACAACCGACAAGATCGACATGATCCAGAGCCCCGGCACAACCCTTTCCACAAGCGCCTTCACATCTGACGCAGACCTGCAACAGTGGCTACGTATGCGCGCGTGGTACGACAATACGAACAAACTTGCAGGATTGTACGTCACGCGATCCGGCGTAGCGCTATGCGATTCCCAGAACGTTCCAGGGGCCGGTGACTTCATCCCGCTGAATACAATCTCATTCCTTCCGGGGGTGACGGCGCAATCATCCTGTTGGGTTATCCATGAACTCGACGAGACGCTTGCAACGGGAAAATATAAGACCTACCAAGCCGACCGGCAGATCATATTCGACTTCAACGGCACGACATTGGGACGCGAGCGCATCCGTATCCCCGTCGTGCACACGCCGACCGACACGCGCGGCGTGAAGTCGTTCAGCCTGTCAAAGTCGGTCGAAAACCCGATGACCGGAAGCGCCGGGGCAAATACGGCAAGCATGACGCTCTACAATATAAACGGACAGTTTTCCGATGACCAGTACGACGCCTTCGACCCCTTCCAGGGACGGTATAACGGTACGCAGAAATACCTGCAAAACCGCGTGGGAGTGGAAATAGAAAGCGATTACCAGATATACACATCGAAGGTCGTATTGTTCGGTACAACCACGCTTTTCGGCGTGACCATGTACGGGAACCTTGCAACCTCAAACGTCGAGCCTGTCTTTATCGGGCGCACCACTCCCGGCTCTTTCCGTCGCTCTTCGCCGAGCAAGTTTTACGGTGAGGTGTCAATCGACATCGAGGACGGGATATCCGAGCTTGGCGAGACGAAACTGCGCCGGGCCTACGGGTTCGACACCTTCGACCTTTCAGACCCGGCAAGCGAGGCGACAAGCTTGTACCATTCCATCGCGCGGCTTGTCACGAAGAAAGAGATCAGGAACTATATCGGGAATTCATCAGTTGAAAACGCCACCATCGCAAACTCATGGACAAACACGGGCATGGCGACGTTCGAGCGGTCGAGCACCTACGCCCAGTTTGGAACCTACTCCATGAAGTGCATAGCGGACACCATCGGCGACAAGGTGACGCAACGGATAACCTTCGTTGGAGATGACAAGATCGACGTTGACGACGTGTTCAACTTCGCTTGTTTCATACGCCAGGGCACCGCGTCAGCAGTCAAGATCATGATCGAGGAGACCGATTCAGGTGGAACCATCATAGGCTCGGCGAGCGAGACGGCATGCGGGACCGACACGGCAAGATTCACACTAGTGAACGTCCCAAGAACTATTCTATCATCCTCATGCGTCGGGTTGAGAGTGACCATCCAAGCCGTCGCCACTTCCACTTTCTACGCCGATGGCTTCATGCTGACGCGTGGCATCGACCCATTTGACTGGTTCATCGTCAACGCGAACGACGGGACATCCGGCGTGATAAGCGCCGACTCGTACACCGCCGGAACCTACGACAGCGTTGCAATCGACGCCGACGCGGTTGACATCGCCCACCCATACGCGCTTGTTGACAAAGGCTCGACGGTATGGGACCCGCTTAAGAAAATAGGGGACGCTTCCATAGCGGCATACAACGGGATGAGCCCCGACGGGGTGCTACAGTTCCGCGTCAGGTACAATTCGGACGACATGGAGAACCTTGGGGACATCGAGAATTTCGGGGGTGTGGCGACAAGCCTTGACGTCGCGGGGGCAAACTCGATCAAGGTGCATGGGGTCAAAGTGATTCCAGAGAACGGACCTACACAGGTTTTCAACGGCGCGCAGTCGGGACTGTTTGCCACAGATACCGGAAGCACTTCAAATATGTTGCACCCTATAAACTCGGCCTCATTCCTTGAATCATCCGGGGCTACAACTTTCGAGCTTAAATATGAGGATACACTATAATGGGCTGGTTCGAAAAGTTCGCAAAATCAGCGCAAAACCTATCTAACGATATAGGCGAGGGTATAGTTGACTCAGGACAATCGATAGCCAATGCCGCGTCGGATGCCGTTGATCTTTTCACCGCGCCTTTCAAGCTGATTGATACCATCATAAATCTTGACTCAAGCGATCTGATGATAAAACATCCGGAAAGAGATGCCTATGATGCGGCAATCAATCTGGTAAGAGGATACAAGCTACCAAAGAAAAGCGTAAGGATACTGCGTATCACCGACATCGTTTTCCACGAGATGTCGGAGAAATTTGACGGAACGCTTTCTGTCCAGGACGCGCTTAAAAACAACGCGAATACGGTACTTGACACCACCACCTACCCCGACCGGGCAATCTTGAGGCTATACAACGGACGCGGATTCAGCGCATACGTCACTTCAATAACCATCGACGCCATCCGAACCATGCAGTATTCCGGCGAGGCTGGCGAGCTTCTGCACGATTCGCTTAAACGCGACGACGACATCCGGCGCAACGGGGAAACAGTATTCGAGATCGGCAACGAGTACATCGTTGACGGCACGCAATGTGCAAAAATAGCCGATTACTGGTACAAGGCGCTTGGCAAGAAAAAGCACATGTACGCCCTGTCAATACCCGGATCATGCCCGTGGTATTCCGTGGGCGACTGGTATAACTTGCAGGTTGGGGAGGCTGACACAAATGAGTACATCGACGCGGTGGTTGAATGTTTCTCGGTTGACGTTGAGCGCAGTGCTGGCGGCATCGGCTCTACTACTCTCATCCTGCGAGACGTGGAGGATAATTGGGCAAAGACCACACTCTATGAAACACGGATCGCCACAGGAGGAAGCCCAAAGCGGCGAGTCAACCGATCCAATATAGTGACGGTTGCGTCGAGTGAGTATGACGGGACGTACGACTACAAATGCGACGGGACCGATGATGACGTGCAGATTCAGGCGGCGATTGATTATGTAAGCAACACGTGGGGCGGGGGGACGGTACAGCTGACGAATGGAGCTTATTATACAAGTTCTCAAATAAACATGAATTCAAATATTATATTAAAAGGGGCCGGGGCCAGCACTATCGTGTATCCTGATATAACTGTTCAGAGCGCCATATATTCATTAAGTAAAACAACCTACACAATATCCAATATAGTAATAGATGGCGGCGACTTGGTAAGGATAACTTATGCTTCATGCTATGGTATAGCAGATATAGCGTATGCTGATAATGCAGTAACAATAGATAATGTTGAAGTTAGAAACCTTATAAGCCAATCAGGAACCGGGTCATCGATAGGGATACAAACTAGCGGGATAGTCCAGAATTGTTATGTTCACGACTGCGCGGGGGATGCGTCCACTGGTTTCTATGGGATATATGGAGCAATTAGGACGTCTTATAACTTAGTTGATAATATATCAGGAAATGCAGGATACGGATATAAAGAGTGTAGGAAATGTCAACAAAACAAGGGGTCTAACTGCTCTTCCGCATCATATTCAACATCATACGCCGACTCAGGCACCGCGAACGCCTGCGCCGATACACCCGACGGAGGTTTCAACTCATGACGCGCCTACAGATTTTCAACCGATGCACCAAGGGCCCGTGGACCACTTCCGGGCTGGGCGTCCAATGGCGCTGGAAAAACGGCGTGCTGGCCTTCCAGTGCACGCGTGATAGACAGGATTGGCTCTTCAACCTGTTCGCCGGCCGGGCTGAAATCGACGGGGACATGGCGCACGCGGGGTTCGCATCCCTTTGGGCGTCGGTCCTGCATGAGGTTGCGGAGGCCGTGGGTACGACGTCCGGCTTCCAGGTGGAGGGCTATTCTCAGGGCGCGGCGCTTGCCACCCTTGCCTATCGGTACTTCGACAAGCGGTGCCAGAGACCACACGGAAACGTGTTCGGAAGCCCGAAGGTATTCGCGCAGAAAGCGATATGCGAGGACCTTGAGAACATCCAGACCCACGGGGACCTTGTGACAACCATTCCATTCTTTCCATGGTTCCACCACACGGGGACGATCATACGGCTTGGAAAACAGCAGATCATACCCACACCAATGAAACACACGCCGGAAGAATACCGAAAAGTATTATCATAAAGGAGCCAGCATGACCGAAGCGGAGCAGGGACGGATCAGCGAGAAAGTGGACACCGTGGCAAGGGACGTCGGAAAACTCTGGACGGAGCATCGGGTTCTTTCGTCGGTCGTGCAGGGACCGGACGGGGCTAACGGGCTGAAAAGCCGCGTTATCACCCTGGAAGAATGGAAGGAGAAACACATGGAGGCATCAGGGGAACTCAGGAAAGAGCTTGCCCACTATTTCGACGTAAAGCGGGAAAGCACCTACCACGGGATCAAGGCGCTGGACGAACATATCGCACAGCACATCAAGCTCGCCGATGCGGCGGCAATGTCGAAGGAAAGCAAGCTGAAGGCATTCATGATGGGCTGGGGGCAGATCCTTCAGTTTGCAGGGCTTGTGATCGTCGCCCTTATCGCGGCGGCGAAGGTATGACGGTGCCGTGGGTATGGCAACGGGACAAGGGTGTGCTGACTGTTGACGGGACCGATTACGAGTGCCTGTCAAACGTCCGCAACGAGCTGAACGGCAAGCGCCGCCTTCACGACCCGAAAGAGGTTGTGAGGATGATCCCGACAGCGCACCCATACATGCCTAGGCCGTTCCCGCTAGGCAGATGGTCCATCCTGGGGGTGATACGCAGGCATCCCGGAGATCCACGGTACAACGTGCTTGGCCCGGTTTTCATCCGGACGGACGCCTGCCAGGTCCTCTT